TCCTAAGTCTTATTTGAATGTTGTTGAGGATGCTCGCATTGAGAAGATGATGAAGCGTAAGTTTCGTGGTCTTGCTCGTTATTTCAGTGCTGGTTATTCTGAACTGGTTGAGAAAGATTTCTTTGGCACTAAAGATGCTGACCTCGCCAAAGAATATAATCTGATTGACCGTATCAATCTTCACGTTAAGATTGGTCCCTTCGCTATGATTCCTTTCACTGCTGAGGAGCAGGAATGGGTTGAGCGTACAGAAAATCTTGAGACCTTTGACGAAGCAGTTGAACTCGCCAAAGCTATCTACGAATGGACTAAAGAACAGAAAGAGGTAGAGGAAGAAACTCAAGAAGTTCAGGTTCAGCAAAGCGATGAAGGTAATCCTGTAGATGAAATGCAGGGTGACGAGCAACAACAATCTGGTGAAGGTGAGGATGATGCTGACCTTGATACTCCTTCCTACAGTAATGAAGAAGATCAACCTGAAGAAGATATTGATTTTGATTCGGCAGGTCCTGCTGCTCCTAGTGCTGATGATGTTAAAACTCAAGATGAGTTTGACAAGCAACTTGATAGTCTCATTAACAAATACTCTGGTGGTAGGCAACGCTACGTCGAACTGGGTGAATTTGTCTGGGATGATGTAGTTGTTGATTGGTCTGAAGTTCACGAACATATCGATACTTTCCAGCGTCCTATTCTTGAAGATAGACCTGAGGCATATTCTTTTGCTGATAAACTCTTCAATGAGTTTATGTCTGGGTCTCGTAAGAGTGTGAATTATCTCGTTAAAGAGTTCGAGATGAAGAAGTCTGCTGATGCATATGCTCGCACCTCAGTTTCTAAAACTGGAGTGATTGATACCAACAAACTTCATACTTACTCTTACAATGATGACATCTTCAAGCGTGTGACTTCTGTTGCTGACGGCAAGAATCATGGTCTTGTGTTTGTACTTGACTGGTCTGGTTCTATGTCTGAAGTTCTGTTGGATACTCTGAAGCAACTGTTTATGCTGACTGAGTTTTGTAAGAAAGTTCAGATTCCTTTTGAAGTCTATACTTTTACTAACGAATACTATTCTGTTCGTGAATCTGACAACCTAAACAGGTCTGACCTGCTTCGCATGGGACTTGAGGATCGTAAGATTCACATTAACAAAACTTTCAACATGGTTAATGTGTTGTCTTCTCGCGCTAGCACTCGTCAGTACAAGCACCACTGCCTCAATCTTTGGCGTGAAGGTGTGAGTCAGCGATACTATACTGATGGAACTGCTACTCCCGGCATGTCTCTTTCAGGCACTCCTCTTAATGAAGCTATCATTTCTTTGAATTGGATTCTTCCTAAATTTAAGAAAGAGAATGGTCTTCAGAATGTGAATGCTGTTATCCTTACTGATGGTGAATCCCAGACCGCTATGTATGGATTTAAAGCAGGTGATGAAGAACTTGGTGATGTTCGGATGCGTTCCTATCGTCTTGATGATGGATGTATTCTCCGTGATCGTCAAACTGGTCGCACTTATTCCAAGTTTAATGAAGGTTGGTCTGAAGTAACTAACACGTTTATTCAGCAAGTTCGTGATCGTAATCCTGGTGTCAGTGTCATGGGTATCCGTGTTATTGATAATGGATTTACATCTTTCGTTCGTCAGTATGCTGGATGGCGTAATGATTTTGAAAAACTGAAGGCTGAGTATCGTAAGAACAAGTCTGTTGTTATTCCTAACCCCATCTCTTTCAATGCTCTGTATGCCATCAGCAACAAAGGATTGACGGAAGATAATCATCAAGAAGTTGAACTGAACGACAATCCCACTAAGGCACAGATTAACAAAGCGTTTCGTGAGATGATTAAATCTTCTGGCACCAATCGTAAAGTCCTGTCGTCCTTCATCGACCAGATTGCCTAGTGGCACAAGGGGGGTTCCCATCCCCCCGTTTTTACCCTATATTACTTTCATACGCAACAAACCCAATGCCTCGCACTGCTAACATGACCACGGAACAACTGGTTGAATTTCTGACTAACGAGTATGGCACTGAGATTGCCACCGCTCAACTGCTGGCAGCAGCAGACCACTTCTCTGTGTCTCTGCCTACCGTAAAGAAGCGTCTTGAGAATTACAAGTCCGGTCACGGCAAATACACTCTGTCTGTAGAGGAAGCACGTCAGCAACTTGAAGAGATGGTTGCTCCCGTTCGGGAACAAGTGTGCCTGATTCCTAGCAAAGATGATAATTTCGTCCCGTTCGGGAACTTTACTGATGTGAAGAAAATCATCAAGTCTGGTTCTTTCTTCCCTCTGTTTATCACTGGCATGTCCGGTAATGGTAAGACCTTCTCTGTAGAGCAAGCGTGTGCTGCCACCGGTCGTGAATTGATTCGTGTCAATATCACTATTGAAACTGATGAAGATGATCTTATTGGCGGTTTCCGTCTGGTTGATGGTAATACTGTCTGGCATAATGGTCCTGTCATTGAAGCTCTTGAGCGAGGTGCTATTCTCCTCCTTGACGAGATTGACCTTGCCTCTAACAAAATCCTCTGTCTCCAATCTATTCTTGAAGGTAAAGGTGTTTTCCTGAAGAAGATTGGTAAGTTCATCAAACCTGCTGCTGGTTTCAATGTGATTGCCACTGCGAACACCAAGGGTAAAGGTTCTGAGGATGGTCGCTTCATCGGCACCAACGTTCTGAATGAAGCATTCCTTGAGCGTTTTGCTTTGACCTTCGAGCAAGCATATCCTACCCCTACCATCGAGCAGAAAATTCTTTCTAAACTGCTTGAGTCTCTGGGTGGTTCTGATGATGAGTTCTGTGAGAAACTGACTCAATGGTCTGATGCTATTCGTAAGGCATTTGATGCTGGTGCTGATGGCATTGACGAGATTATTTCCACTCGTCGTCTGGTCCATATCATCCGTGCCTACACTATCTTTGGCAACCGCGATAAAGCGATTGAGACTTGCATCAACCGCTTCGATGATGAGACCAAGGAGAAGTTCTCCAAGTTCTACAAGATGATTGACCCCTCTGTTGAAAAATGAAATACCACGGATATATCGGACACATTGCCTTCCTGAAGACTGGGAAGGCAGTCAAAATTAAAGGTGGCGACGGACATAAATTGTTCGTCGAAGACCTTGACGGCAACGTCAAAATGTGTTATCATAGTGATCTACAGTATGTCTGTCAGAATTGATGTTTAAATTTAATGAAGATAAACTCCTCCAAGAATATGAGGAGTATGTGAAAGCAACATACAACCAGCACTACAGTGATGAGGATGGTCTTCAAACTATTGAGAAGATTCGTCCTCGTTGGCGTGAAGGATTTATTGCTGGCAATCTACAAAAATATATTGATCGTCCTGACAAAGGTCAGTATCGTAAAGACCTATTCAAGGTAATTCATTACGCTTTCCTTCTAATCAACTGGTTGGATGAAAAGGATGCTAAGATGAACGAGCACAAACGTGTATCCCTGTCCGAACTAAAAGATTTTGATGTTTGATTATGAACCAAGTATTGCTAACTAGAGAGACTATTGAAGTTCTTGGTAACTTCGTACAAATTAACCCGTCCATTATTGTCTGCGCTGGTAGCGAGATTCGTTCCATCAGTAATCTAGAACACATCCTAGCAAAGTACAAATGTACTGAGGTATTTCCCACTGAGTTTGCTATCTATGATTTGTCAGAGTTCTTGAACGTTGTAAGTTTGTTTGAAAATCCTGTTCTTGAATTCGACAACAAACAGTATGTAACCATTCGTAGTGGTTCTAAGTATTCTAAGTATTACTTTAGCAATCCAGAGATTACACTCAAGCGAGCACCTAATACTGATGTCAAGTTTCCTGGAGCAGACATTCAGTTTTCCTTGTCCGAATCTGATATCAAAGGTATTCGCAAGGCATCTAATATTCTTGATTTAGAAGATATCAACATCGCTAGTGACAACACTGACATTCGTGTTAGTCTGATTGACACTGAGGATGAAACCAACAACACATATGAACAAGTGTTTCAAGGTGACTCGACTGGTGACTTCTCTGTTAATATCAAGATGGAGAACCTTGTCGTCCTGCCCGGTGACTATACCCTCAGCATCTGTGCTAAAGGTATGAGTGAGTGGCGAGACAATAATCGTGACCTCGTTTATTATATTGGACTTGAACAATGAACATCTTTGTGACCCATCCGTTTCCTGCAGAATCTGCTATCGTCTTACCTGACAAGCACATTGTTAAGATGCCACTAGAGTGCTGCCAGATGCTAAGCATCATTGCTTCCAAGTGGTATCACAACTATGGTCCTCTGCATAAAACTGATGGTGTCGAATACAAAACTGAGAAGGGTGCTTTTCGTAATCACCCTTGTACTCAATGGGCTGCAGCAACTATCAACAACGCATACTGGTTAATCAAACATGGTATGAATTTATGTGACGAATATACGCTGCGCTATGGTAAAGTACATTCGTGTTATAATACATTAGTAGAAGCATATTACTTGTTTCCCAAGGGTAAGCTTGACAAAGTAACTCCGTTTGCGAGGGCAATGCCAGATGAATTTAAGTATGACGCAAGCATTGACACTTTTACTGCTTACAAGAATTACATTAGCAGCAAACCTTGGGTTGCATCTAATTATCTTCGTATGCCAGAACGAAAACCTGAATGGATTCAATAAATGAAACATATTTTATTCACACTCAAAGAGTGTAGTGAGAATTTATTAAATGATGAATCTCACATTCGCAATGTACTAGTACATGCAGCTCACCTATGTAAGAGTACGTTGTTAGATGTTTCATCTCACAAGTTTGATCCTCAAGGTGTGACTGCTATTGCCCTACTTGCTGAATCTCATATCAGCATTCATACTTGGCCTGAGTTAGGCATGGCAGTCTGTGATGTTTTTACATGTGGTGATCACACATGTCCCCGTGCCGGTGTAACATACATGTATGATATGATGGATGCTAAAGATATAGTTTCAAATGAATTTGTGAGACCACTGGCATGAAGTATATACTAACGATTGATGATGATGGAGTTCTGACATTACCTGACGAACTCATACAAACACTTGACTGGAAGGAGGGTGATGAGTTACAATGGATTGACAAAGGAGATGGTTCTTTTGAATTGAGGAAAGTAGATGTACAGTCCCCAGATTGATGACTATGTTATTTGGAAAGATCTAAAAGGTTGGATCTACTTTAAATGTGATGACTACATCACGATTGAAATTGCCGTCAAGGATAAACCTGACGACCTAGTTTGTTTTCATAAGAAAGTACACTGTTGTGTGCTATGCTTCAAACAAAACTGGGATGAACTACATTATGTTAAAACTAGGAGAACGGATGAAGGACGAGTTTCTGTGGGTTGAGAAGTATCGCCCGAATATTATTGAGGATTGTATTCTCCCTGATAGTATCAAAGATATCTTCCAAGGTTATGTCAATCAGGGTGAAATTCCCAATCTACTTCTGTCTGGTAGAGCAGGTGTAGGTAAGACCACAATTGCAAAAGCATTGTGTGAAGAACTTGGCGCTTCTTACATTGTCATTAACGGCAGTGATGAGGGGCGTTTTCTTGACACTATCCGTAACAAGGTTAGGAAGTTTGCTACATCCGTATCTCTCACAGCAACTGCCAAGCACAAGGTTGTAATCATTGATGAGGCGGACAACACTACACAGGACGTACAACTCTGCTTGCGTAATGCTATCGAAGAGTTTCATGGTAACTGTAGGTTCATCTTTACTTGCAACTTTGCAAACAAAATTCTAGAACCACTTCACTCACGTTGTTCTGTAGTTGAGTTTGTTGTTCCTAAAGATCAAGCACTTTCTATTCAGAAGCAATTCCTCACACGTCTCGATACTATTCTCACTCACGAACAGATTGAGTATGATGTTGCTATCATTGCTAAACTTCTGAAGCGATACTATCCAGACTGGCGGCGTCTTCTGAATGAAGTTCAATCCCTCTCTACTAATGGTAAGATTGGAGTTGATGCTCTAGCACATGCACCAGAGATTAGTATTGAGGCATTGTTTGGATACATTGCCAAGAAAGATTACACCAACGTGCGAGAGTGGGTTGTCAATAATCTGAATAATGATTTTGATACTCTAGTAAATAAAGTGTATCG